CCTTCCGTTCAAATCGGATTGTAAAATCCTAACACCACGAATTGGATCCTGTGTTGTAAGAATTTCTGTTATATTTTTATAACTAAAATTAGGCATACTATATTAAACTCGTTTTTTTTTATAAAACTACATGACTATTAAAGTAATTAACCATTTTTTTCCGAATCACTTAGTAATTTTGTTAAATCTGGTAATTTTGCAATATCTCTCAATAATTTAGTTTCTTCTGTTAGTACCGTAAATGCATCTTCATTATTTTTTATCATAGTTGCAAGTGATGCAGAAGTTTGAGTTACCGAATCTTCAACAGTTAATTTAACAGTATCAAGTGTAAACTGTTGTTGTTTTTGTAATTCCAAATTAACTCGTTCAAGGGCATCGATTCTTTGAAGGTTTGCAAGATTTTGAGATCCCCAAGCATCAATTACTGTATCAAATACTCCTTGTTGTTTATTTAGATTATCAATAACAACATCTTTAACATCCAATGCACTTTCTAATTGTTTAATTTTTTCTTTAAGAGCAGCATTTGAATCTGGATTACTAAGAACCAAATTAGACAAATTAGATAACAATTCATTTTTTGCAACATTCTTTATTGTTTGAAGATTGCTATCGGTTAATCCATCAATTGGCACACCAGTTAGGATTAATTTCTCATATTCATTTATTTGTGAAATCATATTAGTTTCAGCGGAAACTGCATCTGGTAAACTTGAAAACTTAGTCTTTACAACATAGTTAAAATCCGATGATAAAAATCTATCGTCAATAACAGGAACTTCTATGTATCCGGTATTCTCTTGTATATTTTCATCGGTATAACTTATAATTCTTTTAGTATCAATATCTCTTACCAAATCATTCATCGTGTAACCTTGAAGTAATAATTATTGTCAAATGTTTGAACATTATTTCCACCGTCTCTTTCAACTTTAACAACAACTCTGTAAAATCTTTCTGGTTGAAATGAATCCATCCATAAATTGAAATAACTACTTGTCCCATCACAACTGATTTTGGAGCCAGTATAATCAAATGGCAATACTACTTCATCTGTATGTGCATCTCTAATTTCATAATATGATGACGATGGCAAATAATAGTTTATAGTTTGATATGATTGTGTTGTATAGTTTTTTTGTGGGTATCTTGTATTACCATATATTCTTATTTTTGCTTTCTCATTTTGAGCATAAAACTTTTTTACTTTAACATTCAAATTTACATTATCTTCTGAAATTTGTGATAGACTTCCTGTTATGAAAACAGAATCATCCCAAACAATGTTCAATCTTGGTACATAAATTGTATTACTATCGGTAGAAAAGAATTTCAAGCCGGTTAAATTTTCAAGAGAACTTTCTATATCATTGCTGAATTTTAGAATAAATCCATCATTATCTAATCTACCAGAACCAGTAACCCATTTTTTAACAATAGATGATACATCCATGTATATGTCAGATGATTGAAATATAAATGATTGAGTACATTCTAAGTTATCATAGTCCCACCATGTACCACCACCTTCATTTCCAAAATATGACGATGTTACATACACACTTAAATTACTACCAAATAAAATATTAGCATCAACCCATGTTTGAGACAAATTATCCCATTCATAGTTTGAAATTGTGGGTGGTATGTCCCATTCTTTTCCAGTAGTTTTAGATGAAAAATATTTCCATGAAACACCATCTTTTGTTATTGGATTATTACCCCATCTTCCTGTTCCATTTGTCCATGATGAACTAACTGGATAAGCATAAACAGTATATTCTTGTGGTATATCTCTAACATCAGCAGTTATCAATGATAAGTAATATTTTGCGTTTGAAGAAATTTTATTAGAATTTATTTTTGATTGAATATCGGATACATCAAATTTAATCAATACCCTTGCATTAAAAATTTTAGATCCAGAACCAGGTTGTTCGTGGGATATTTCTAATAATGAATCTATACCTGTGTTCATCTCAACTGATTTTTCATAAATCGTAGCGTCTCTTTGTGCAAATATTGAATATATCATCCGAATGCCCTCACTCTGCCAATAATATCATTGTTTGGAAATTTTATTTCAAATATAGAAGGATCTAAAGATGGAAATAATATACCGTCTTTTATTGATTGATCAATATTATAGGCATGAGGAGAATAACCAAGTGTTTGATCATAGAAGTTTTTAAACTTAACATTAACTACTGTCTGAACACCCTCAACCTTATCCAACTCTGTATAAACATTACTAATTATTATCGGTTGATTTATTTGCCACTTTCTAACATCAAAATAATTTTTAAGTTTATCTATACATCTTAAAATTACTTGATTACCATTTTGATCTGGTAATGTTATTATATCAAATTCAACACCAATGTTTATAATATACGCATCACGAATATTAATAGCATCAGTTAATACACGGTGATGATTCAAGTATGTTTTTAAATTTTCTTTTGTTGCATCATTTACTAAAGTTAATTTACCATCGCCATCATATCCCAATACATAAAAGTTCAATGCAAGTCCATTTTGAATTCTATCACTGTTATAGATGGAATCAGATGTTAATTGAGTATCCTTTGTTATGTATGCCTTACCGATTGATCCATATTTTGATGGTAAACTATAAGCACGAATTATGTAATCTTCTTTAGTAACTGCTCTATTTTGTGAAGCAAAACTTGCCAATGCATTTTGTCTTATCTCGTTTATATCTTCCGAAAGTTTACCACCAGTTGATGGAGTTGGATTAGTACAAGCAAGACTTGAAACTATTTGATTGTATAGGATAGGATCCAAACCAGATGGATCCAATAATATAGTTCTGGATTGTATATTAGTAAGTGTATCACTTGGAACATTATCTATTATACCGTTACCCACTGTATAATAAATTGTTAAGGTTGTACTACTTGGTGCCAATCCGTAAGTTTTTGTATACAAGAAATTTGAAGGATCAATATTTGGAGAATAATTATTAAATACTCCTGGCAAAGAACTTCCTATCAAGTCTGGATTTGGTATTAGTAATTCATCATCTAAATCAGATATACCAGCACCATATTGTATTTCAAATCGACTATCACCGGTTTGTCTAACTGTAAATCTTCTTGATATTTTTCTTAACTTCAATAGATAAGGTGTTTCTGCACGATATACACTCAGATTCTTATCATTTCTTGGTATATTCAATGTTGGTTCAAATATCGTATCTTGAGCAAGAAATGGTACATTATACCATTTGTTTCCATCTGAATCTATTGCATATAAAACTTCTATTAGATTTTCGGATTCTATTATAGATTTATCGTATGGTTTCGGTTCACCAAAATCAAAAGATTGTGTCTCTATAAATCCAGAAACAGCAGTTGTTGATTTCTTCAATAACCAAAATAAAATTTCACCCGTTGTATCATCTGCTTCATAAGGTGTTACTTCGGTTGGATCAAAACTACTACTAAACTTAAAATCAACATAGTCTATTGTTCTAAATCTAACTTGTTGACTTGTAGTTGAATCGACTAACATTCCTGGTTCAATAGCAAAAGCATAATCAAAATCAGGAACTATTTTACCACCAACTAATTTAGAAGGAACAACTTGAAATATATCCAATTTTGTATTAGAAGATACTCTATTTTTTGGCATATATCCAAGTGATTGTGCAATATTTATTATATTTTGTTTTTCAGAAGCGTGCAATATCATGGATTCTTGTAATGTAACATCGGTATAATACGATAAAACATCACCAACATAGGCAGCCATTTCCATGAACATCATTCCAGGAGAAGCTTCATTAAAATCTTGGTATGTATTTGGAAAATAATTTTTTGCAAATTCTATAAGATTTTGTTTTAATGCTGGGAAATCTCTTGATAAGTAACGAATGTCTTTATTAATCAAATCAGCCATTGTATATTGCCTCTTTTATTCTTAAATTGCCGGTAACAGATATAAATATCTGTATAGGTAAATATATCGTTGTTCCTTGAATTTTTACAACTAACCGTATACCAACCGCATGGTCTGGTTCATCAACTCTACCATCATCCGAAACATTAAGATTAACCTCTAATTCTTCTATTGTAAGAAAAGGCATCCACATTCTTATTGCAGCAATTATGTCATTTTTTATAGTATTAATGAAAGTATCCTCATCAGTTATATTTTCAAATAAAATATAACGAATTTCAGTTCCAAATTCAGGAAGCATATATCTCTCACCCTTAGCAGTCATTAAAAGATTTCTAAGGTTTGATGATATTTGTTTTACATTTGTGATACTTTGATAAAAAATACCATTCGGATTATTGAATGGTATAGTGACACCAATATATTGTTTTTTATCATTGGCGGTTCTAACAGTATCTGCAACATAAACTTCTTGTCTTTGTCTGAATTTTCTCAATTATTATCTCCCTTTCTTTTCATCAATTTTTTTCATAAGAGCAGAATAGTCTTTTGTTAATGCAGACATAACTTCTGTTGGAATTTCTGATTGAGAGTATCCTTGTGGTATAGGTGTACTTCCTCTTTGATAACCAAATCCTTCCGCCATATCAGCAGTAAACCTAAATTCATTTTCCATATCGGTACTTTCTTGAAGTGTTCTTCTAGTTTCATCCAATATATCTTGAATAGATCCGTATTTACCACTTTTAGTAGGAACTTTTTTTGTCTCCTTTTTTAAATTTGATTCCTTGAACAAAGACATACCATGTTCAAGTGTTGCAACATCGTTACTTTTAGATTTATTCCCTAACTTTTTTTCAAGGGCATAATCTATTTCTTCACGAATTATTTCTCGTATCTTGCTAAAAAAACTTTTTGAATTCATATTATTTCTTCCTTTATGAATAAATAGAAAATATATTATTTTTGAATTAAATTAAGCGATTATTTTGTCCATTATTTTCTTATAAGAAGGACTAATTGAACTATCCTTACCAACTAGATTAGAATAAGCATCGTACAATGGAGTTCTTATAAGTTTACCATTTAATCTATTTGTTACTTTTTGCCCACTTCCTTTCATTGCACTAACTACTGTCATGTTATTTGAACTTCCAAATCCCCATAATGTACCAACTCTAACAACAAATTGTGTTCCATTTTTTGAAGATTGGTCCTTTGCAAGGTAAACACCTCCAGTGTTTCCTCCGAATGAAATCAGAGTCCCATCTGGATTTAAAAATACTCCAAACTCAACATGATCACCTCTACTCAATGTAAAACATTCTGCATTGCAATTATTCACAAAATGAGCACATAGTTTTTTACCAGCAGGAGTCAATCCACTTTTAGTATAATGATAACCTTCAAAAAATATTGCAATAATAGGATCAGACATTAATTGTTCCCAATGATTTACTTTTGGTTTACTTGTATCTTCAACTTCTTTTGTTACGGTCTTAAAAAGAGGTTTACCTGTTTTTTTATCAATTTTTTGTTTTCCTTTTTTATCCACATCAGGTATTGTTTCTGTCATGGTTTTCATAGGTATTTTTATATTGTATCCATTAGAAAAAAGTGGTTCTGGACTTCTTCCATCCCATTTAAGAGAAGTATAATTATTATAAACACCAGTTTGACCATTTACACTTGTTGCTGGATATCCTGCTAGAGATTTTGATCCCCTTCCATTAGAAAAATTAGCAATGGCTGTTTTCCATGCAGTAACATTTGGAGTTCCGGCACCACCATCGTTTCCACCTGAATACCCACTCTTTCTTTCACACCATTGTGTCCAATGTCCACACCACCAATGTTTATCAGACCAAGCAGCTGTGGCTGCGGCTCCGTATGTATAACCACCGTTGTTACCAACAGACTGTGCTATCATCATGTGAAATTCTGTATTTTCTTCCGCAACATAGGGACATACTTTATTAAAAACACCAACTTCTGGAAAATTCATTATAATTGGTATATCTAACAAATTTTGTTTAGATGGTTTATTTTTACCAAGACCATTTAATAATCTATTCCAGTTTGCACCAAAAAAATATTTTACTTCAGCAACAATTGGTCCAGATTGTTGATTAAATTCATTTCCTGCACCATTCAAAAAATTACTATCAATTTTTCTCCATGCCCAAACTCCTCCTGGTTTTGCAGAGGGGTTTGGCACTGGATTGAACCAGTTTCCCCCAAATACTCTGACTTGATCTCCTTGTTTTACTGTGGTATTTTTTAACTCTGTACTTTTTTCTTCTGTCATTGCAGCACTTTCATCTACTTTATTTGGAGCAGCTTCCGGTGATTCGTTTGCCTTTGGTTTTGCTTCTTCTTTTTTATTTGGATCAGTTTGATTATTGGGATTGGTATCAGTTGTATCTGTTTTTGTTGTGGTTTGTCCTGTACCATCGGTTGTAACTGTACTGCCAGATGGTGGGGTTGTAACTGTACTGCCAGATGGTGGGGTTGTAACTGCACTACCAGATGTTGGGGTAGTTACATTATTTGTGTCACCATTATTTACTTTTGAATTTGGATCACCAAACCTCTCAGATTCAGCAGCAGCTCGTTGTGCTTTTCTGTCTTCTTCTTCTTTTTTTCTCGCATCCTCATACGCCTTTTGTTCAGATTGTATAGCTTCTGCACTACTACCACCCAAATCTATAACTTCACCTGATATAATTTCATCAGAAGTTTTTTCTATACCACCAGATCTTTGCAAATTTGTATCATCTGCTCTATAAGTTATAAGAGAAGAAATTTGTTCTCGTGTAGGTGTTGCGGTATCACTATCAACATCATTTAATATTCTTGCCATTTAATATCTCATTTATAAAATTAATTATTACTACTTCTTGGTTACTTCGCCCCAATATGTTATAACACTAACAGCTCTTCCTGCTCCAGGATCTTCGGATGCAACTATTATCTTACCGTCTCTTACCTTCATAGTTGATCCACCACTATCATAATTAATAGCATTGACAACATCTAACTTAACCATTTCTTCTCCAATTTTTTTAAATTGGATTCTCGATTCAGTTGCAAAAACAACAAACTTTCCATCCTTTCTTATACCAACAGCAGTTCTTGGTCTACTATCACTTCCATGATTCCATGTTGGGTTTGGTTTTACTTCACCGTTTACAACCAGCATATGTGATCCAGCAAATCCTCTTGATATTGGACTTTTTTTATTTATATCCAATGCTTTTTTACCAGATAATCCATCTGTATCATAAATAAAAGAAGGTGGGTTAAAAGTTTGAATTGGCCACCAATATCCAAATCCAGGATTAAGAACTGGTTTACCTTTTGTATCAACTTTAGGACTTCCATCAGGATTCAAAACCTTAACTGTTTCTATTTTTGCACCAAAATTTAAACCATCAATAAAAAAGTTACCAGTGGGTCGTGCAGATGGTTCAAAAAATGCAGAGTTTACAAAATTTTGATAACCAATATCTATCCATCCTTGTGCAGTAAATTTTTTAAAAGTTGCATTCTGTGGTGTTACCTTAGTTGTAGAACTATTACCAAATACATATCCGACCTGTGGCATGGATGCATCCATAACAGTTATTTTATATGGTCCAGTATCTAATATCTCAACACCAGAAGAATTTTTTGGTATGTTGTTTTGAGTTGGTGCATCTGCATTTACAGTATTTATGTCAAATATATGGTTATCGTAAATTCCAGAATCGGTATAAACCCTACCCTTTACATTAACAACTCTTTGAAGTGTTGATTTTTCTTTACCAACAGGTTCAAACCTATCCTTACCAAGACTTTGTAAATTAAATTTAGTTCCTCTTGATTTAGTACAATCAAAATCACCATCTATAATACCAGGTAAGAAAGATAATGTTGTTAAATTATTACCACTTATATCAAAGTTACCAACTCTATCGGGTAATG